AGCCGCGGCACGTTGAACGGGGGCGTGATCGAGAATCCTGGCTTACTAGACAAAGAGGCTGCTGCACGCATGGCGGCGTCGTTCGTGACGAGCGCCGGGAAGTGGCACATGCCGAAGGTGCTCGAGCAGGGGTCCAAGTGGGTGCCTAACGAGATGACGCCAGAGGACGCACAAATGCTCCTCTCGCGCAAGTACACCGTCGACGACATTGCGCGATGGCTCGGCGTGCCGCGGCTCATGCTCGAGAACTCCGACCCGAGCTTCGGCAACGCCGAGCAGTTCACGCAAAACTTCATCGATATGACGATGGGGCCGTGGCTCTTCCTGTGGGAGAGTGCGATCAATGACCAACTCATTCTCTCGCCACGGTTCTTTGTGCAATTCACGCGGCAGGCTTTGATGCGTGCGAATTTTAAAGAACGCATCGATGGGCTGGTCGCGGCATCGGGCGGACCGATCATGACGCCGGATGAAGCGCGACGGGTCGAAGACCTGCGGGCGCTTGGAGGGAAGTATTCGGAATTACGCGAGGCACAGAATCTCACAGGGAAGCCGATTTCCCCGTCATCAAGTCAATCGAGCGCGCCGCCGCCGAGTCGGCCGGCTGCCGTGACGAAGCAAGCGGCGCAGACCGTTGCCGAAGACCACGCGCAACTCCGGGCCATTGTGCAGGAGTCGGCTGCTCGCGTGCTGCGGAAGGAAGTCAACGCGATTCAACGCCTGGCCGTGAAACATGCGGCCGACCAAGATGCGTTCGCCGCGGCCGTGACGGACTTCTATGCCGGCCATGCGGCGCTCGTGGCCTCGACGCTCTGCCTCCCGCTCGAACGCGCGGACTGGTATTGTGCGGGGCAAGCGTCGCAGGTGGTGAACGGGTCGTGGACGGACGCGCTGGCGCGCTGGCAGACGGCCGACTGCGCGGCGGATCTCGCGGCGTTGGCAACGGAAGGATTGGCGACGACATGACGAACCACACCGCGACGGCAATGCACCCCGCTGGCGTGCCCATCATCGGCCAGCCCGTGACGATTATCTCGGCATCCATTCCCGTCAACGCGCAACTCCGGTGCAATTGCGGACTCGCCGAGGATACGACCGTGCCGATCATCGCGAGCGTGCCGGCTGCATGTCCTGGCTGCAAGCGCGTATTTACAGCGAGGTTCGATCCATCGACCGGGCAAGTCCAGATAGTCCAGATTCAGGCGACGGCGCCAGAGACGATCTCGTGACCGGCTTTTTTGTCGTGACGCCTGAATTCTTGCGGGAGGCGTTGCACCTACCGATCAACGCAGAAATCATCGGTACGGCTTGGGATGCGGCATCGATGGACATGCGGATTCACGTGCGGCATCCTGACATCATCGCCTCGGATGAACCGCTGCGTCCGACGCTTCGGAAACAAGATCCGGTCGTCTTCGTGGATTGGGGCCAATCATGAAATACGCACGCATTTTGTCATACGTCGGCTCGCACCTCTGGGCCATCGATGAAGCTAAACTCGGCGAACTCCTCGGCGTGCTCGCCTTCCGCGCGAGCGGTAAGGCATTCACGAAAGAGGAAATTCGCGCGCGGATCGGGGACGGCCGCGCCCTCGGCACGGCCTACACGAACGGCTCGGTGGCCTTGATTCCGATCTTCGGCGTCATCGCGCATCGCATTGGCGAGATGGACGACTCGAGCGGCGGCACATCGACGGAGCGCATTGGCGCCATGCTCGCGCGTATTGCCGAGGATCCACAGGTCGGCACCATCGTGTATGACATCCATACGCCGGGCGGCACCGTCACTGGCGTGCCGGAGTTGGCGGCGCAGATGTTCGCATTGCGCGGGAAGAAACGACAGGTGGCGATGATCAACGGCTTGGCAGCGTCGGCCGGCTACTGGTTGGCGTCTCAGGCGGATGAAATCGTGAGCCTGAAGAGCGGATCGGCCGGGAGCATCGGCGTCTACACGGCGCACACGGCCTTGCACCGGGCGCTCGACAAGGAAGGCGTCGATGTGACGCTGATCTCGGCTGGCAAATACAAGGTCGAAGGCAATCCATTTCAGCCATTGTCGGATGAAGCGCGGGCGATGCTCCAGGCGCGCGTTGATGCCGCCTACGGACAATTCGTCGCCGATGTGGCGCGCGGCCGCGGCGTGTCGATGGCCGCCGTCAAAGCGGGCTATGGGCAAGGCCGGACGCTCGAAGGTCCGGATGCGCTCACGGCTGGGCTTATCGACCGGATCGGCACGATGGACGAGACGTTGTCGAGGCTCTCGACGCCGACCGCGTCGGTCGGGCCGCGCGCGGGCAAGCGCGTGTTCGTGAATGGTGTGCCAGACGCGCTCAAGGCTGGGCTCAGTGACCGGATCGGCACGATGGTGGCATCGAAAATCGTCACCAGCACGGACGGTCACGCTGATGCGATGGCTCCGATGCGCGCAGACGTCAAGGTGCTGGTCTGCGACTGCTCGGCTGACTGCCCGTGTCAGAACGGTGGGGTGTGTGGCGAGAATTGCCCGACCTGCGAGCCGGGCTGCGCCTGCGTCGCGCCGGAGACCGAGCCGGCCACGCCCACGCCGATGCCGACCGGAGCCGATGCGCGGGCGATGAGGTTTTTCCTCTGATGTCGCGACATATCCGTGCGGAGGCACCGAGCCGGCCTTCGGTGACACGGCTCTCGCCGGAGGAGCGCAAGCGTATCGACGAAGCGGCCCGCGTGAACCGGCAGACCCGCGCCGAGTTCATGCGCGAAGCCGCAATGGCAGCAGCCGAAGACTGCCTCGAACCCATGCCGCGCGCGAATCGTCATACGCCATAACAAACCGGGTTTAGCCTAGTTCCTGACACGCGACTTCCGTCGAAGCGCGTTCGTTGCCCACAGCGCGAGCTGTCGAGGCGATGGACGCGCTTTTTGCGTTTCAGGAGAGCGACGACATGCGAAACATCAAGCAGCTACTGCAGGCCGAAGCAGACCAACTCGCGGCCGTCGAGACGCTGAAGCGTGAAGGCCGAGCCCTCATGGTCGCGGCGCCGACGCCGGAACAGACGGCGACCCTCACGGTGCATCTCGCGAAGCTCGATGCCGCCGAGGACGCGCTGACCCAGACTCGCAGCCAGCTCGCCATTGCCCGCCGGCTCCAAGAGGATGAGCGGGCGCAGGGCCAGGCGTTGCGGCTCGAGGTCGGCGAGGATCGCGCGCTTGCGCGACCCTGGGGTCCGACCCTGCACAGTGACGCGACCCCACAGATGCGCGAGGAAGCCCGCCGCGCGGCGCTCGGGGAGTGGGCGATTGCCGTCCGGTCCGCGACGCTCGGGCAGGGCGCCGACCCGCGCCTGTTCGCGGCGGCGACCGGCATGGGCACGGCCATTCCGTCAGATGGTGGCTTCGCCGTGCCGCTCGAGGTCGCGCCAGGTATCGAGTACGACATGTTCGCCGCGGGCGATCTGCTCTCGCGCGTCGATGCGCGCACCATCACCGGCGACGCGATGGCGTTCAACGTGATCAACGAGACGAGCCGCGCGGACAGCAGCCGTCAGGGCGGCGTGCTCGCCTACTGGGTCGACCAGGGCACCGCGCCGACGGCCTCGCAGACGAAGCTCGCGCGTGTCGAAATGAAGCTGCGCAAGATCGGGTGCTTGGGTTACGCGACCGATGAACTCGTCGCCGATGCCGCGGCCCTAGGAGCGGAACTCCAGTCGCTCTTCGCGAACGAACTCGTGTTCGGTGTCGAGGACGCGATCACCGAGGGTACGGGCGCCGGCGCCCCACTCGGCTACTTGAACGCGCCGTGTCTCGTCAGCGTCAGCAAGGAATCCGGCCAGACGGCCGCGACCATCGTCGGGGCGAACATCACGAAGATGTGGGCGCGGCTCACGCAGCGCGCACGCGGCAATGCGGTCTGGCTCGCCAACGCTGACACGATTCCGCAGCTCGCCGTCCTCACGACCCCGGTCGGGACCGCTGGCTTTGCCTATCCGTACGCGAGCGTGTCAAATGGCGCGATCTCGCTCTGGGGTAAGCCGGTCGTCTTCACCGAATACAATGCGACCTTGGGCACGGTGGGCGACATCGTGCTGATTGACCTGTCGCAGTATCGGTTGATCCGCAAGGGGGGCGTCGAGCAGGCGAGCTCGATGCACGTGCTCTTCACGACCGACCAGATGACGTACCGCGCGTTCTACCGCTGCGACGGGCAGATGATGCCCCGCGCGGCCGTCACGCCCTACAAGGGAGCCTCGAACACGCTCAGCCCGGTCGTGGTGCTCGCGACCCGTTCGTAAGAGGAGATCATCATGCGACTGAGTGAAGAACTCGCGTTTGTCACCCTGTTCGAGCCGGTCGACAAGACCGGATCGGCTCTCGTGAGCGATGCCGTCGACTTGGCGAAGTTTAACAGCTTCACCGCGTTTATCACGTTCGGCGCGATCACGGGAAACAGCGTGTTGACGGTCTACGCCGATACGACGAGCGCGCTCGCGACGGCACTGACCACGGCGATCGCGTTCAAGTATCGGTTCGCGGCGGCCGACTTCAAGGCCGCGACGGCCGATCAGTTCGGCGATCCGGTCTCGGTGGCCTCGACTGGGCTGACGCTGACGGCCGCGACCTTCGACCATCGCACGATCGCGATCGAAATCGACCCTGACACGCTCGGATCGTCGGCGCATTGGGTCGCGTTCAATCTCGATTCGACGGCGAATCCGTTGTTGGTTGCGGGGATCGGTGTCGGGCGCTCGCGCTACGCCGGTCACACGATTCCGACCTCGATCTAAGCGGGAACGGGAGGCGTGGATGTATCCGCAGAAGATCGACGGGCAGAGCACAGCGATTCGAGACGCGGGGCTTGGGTATTACGTGCTCCGCGCCGAATCCGCCTTGCCACAGAGCACGACGACAAATATCTTCACGATCTCAGGCGGGCGCGTGCTCGTCACGCGCCTGATCGGCACGGTCAGCGGGACTGCAATCCAGAACAGCGACCCCGTCATGAGCGTGTCGACCGCTCCGACCGCCGGCTCCGCCGTGGTGCTCGCGTCGACCGTCTCGACGTCGTCGCTGGAAATCGGCGGGCATGTGCTCGTCGAGGGCGACGGGACCGCGCTGGTCAAGAGCAACGCGGGGGCGGTGCTCGCGACCGCGATTACGGTGGGGTGTGTGGTCTCGGCCGGCTCGATCACCTGGATCACGAGCGCCAGCAAGACGGGGAAAATGATCTGGGAGCTGACGTATCTCCCGCTCGATAGCGGGGCGGCCGTCGTGGCCGCATAAACGAGGGACGACCCGATGGATTGGAATACCTCGCGAGACGTCCTCGTGGCGGAACATCTCGGCTATCGCGTCACCCAGTCGGCGATGGCCTTGCCGGCCACGACCACGACGTCGATCTTCCTCGTCACGGGCGGGATGGTCCACGTCACGCTGATGATCGGCCAGGTCTCGACGGCGATTCAGAGCAGTGACCCGATCATCTCGATCACGTCGCGGGCGACGACGGGTTCAGCGGTCGTGCTCAATTCGACGGCCGATACGTCGTCGCTCGAAGTCGGCGCCTCGATTCGCGTGGACGGCAGCGGTAATGCGATCGTGCTGAGCAATGCCGGCGCATGTCTCTCGACGGCCTTTCCTTCGGGATTCGTGGTGCCCATCGGCAACATCGCGATCATCACGGGCGCCACGAAGACCGGCGCGATCAATTGGGATCTCTGGTATATCCCGCTGACCGACGGCGCGGCCGTCGTGGCAGCGTAAAGGAGCACACGCGATGCCTGCACAGATTGTCGGCCTGCGAAACGACCAAGATGGCTTGACGGAACATGACGCCGTCCGTGTCACTCGGGATGGCGGGCAAGTCGTCACGGCGACGCACGGCTATCATTACGAGGCCAATTCGCGCGGGCGCATCTACACCGGGTCGTCGGCCTCGACGGGCATCGCGTTGATCGTGCCGGCGACGACGGGCGGGCATCCCACGCTGTGGAATCCGAGCGATTCCGGCCGCAATCTCTCGATCGTGCGGGTAGCGCTGGGGTACGTCAGCGGCAACAACGCCCCGACCACCATCGAATGGGCCTCGACGCTCAACACTGGGGGCAGCGTGGGCACGGGACAGCCTATTCTGACC